CACTTGGAATTTTCTTGTGAGAATGAATTGTGCTTGGTCTGGTGGAATAGTGCTCCTTTCATATTTCAGACCGTGCTCAAGGATTGCAGTTTCGTGTGCATTATTAATTCCTTGATGTTGTGTGCTCCATGTCCCTTTTAGGCGGTGGTATTGTTCATCAGTAAGTGACTTGTCAGTCATTAGGAATCCACCAGTGTTCCCTCCAGTTCCAAAGAACCTTGCTCCATATTCTTGAGCTGCAGAAGTAATCCCCAGATTCTCCATGTGTAGATGGATTGGAGATTTACCTCTGAAGGCTTCAAGGATGACAAGGTCTTCTGAGTAGTAAACAGAGCCACTGTTCTGGTCTCTGTAAATAGTTTGTCCCTCATGAATCTCTTTCTGGATTGCAGAGGGGTCTAATGGGTAGAGAGCAGATGGTCTGGATGTTATCTGGCCCCTTTCAATTAATGCATATGAGCACCCATACAAGAGTGCATCACTAATCATTCTCTCTACAAAGTTGAATGAGTTGTCATCTTCATTTGGCTCAGAGTTTATGAGCACAAAGGCAGGATGTTCTTTGGCAATTCGTTTGCCCTCAGTAGTCTCCTCATATAAGTTCAAAGGCAATGAAGCCAGTGTTGAGGAGATTTTGCTCACTGCTGCATAGACTGCAGAAAGTGAGAGTGCACCCTCTTCTGTGACAGACACACCAGCTTTGGTGTTTCGTCCAAATATGCCCATGAAGGGAGATGTGGTGTTGATTGACCTCTCCTCTTGGGAAGTGTCAGATTTCTTTGGCTCACCACTTAGAAAGCGTGGCCAGTTCAGTTCTACAGAGAATCTCATTGGTGCAAAACTCACTCACCTTAAATGGCTCTGGGTTGACGTTGTCAAGTTTATAGACTCTCCCTTCTTTTGGCATTCCATCTGCTGAAAACAGAAGCAAAATTCTCATGGCCATTGTATCTGGTCCGACCAAAGACAGTCATGTGGTCATCCTCAACTGACCAGTAGGCATCACTTGTTGAGGTGTGGTTGGATAGTCTTTGCAGGTATTCATCTATGAAACCATTTTTGGTGGAGATTTTAGGGGCAATCTCAAGTAGTCTGATTAATTTCTTGGGTTCGTTTGGGTTGTAAGTCAAAGCGTTCTAATTGTGTAAGTGTCTGGGATAGTGTCTGGAATTTGGGATTGTTCAGTCATGTTCTGTCCTATTGCCATAATCAGTGAGACAATGCCATCAATCTTGTCTCCACTCTTGTCCTTGTCTGGTTTAATGTTTCCTGAGGGGTCTCTCTTGAGAACCACATTGCCAAACATCCACCGCAGGACTGGGTCACATCCGTGTTGGATTTTACCTTCACAGATAAGTCTTTCAATTTCTTTTGATGGGGTAGACATTGAGACAAAGCCTTGACCATAGGGTTGAAGCTTCAAGCCATCAGATGCCAGATTGATGACACACTGAGAAGAGTTGAATCTGTCAAAGGCAATGGATTCAATGTTGTATCTGGTAGCAAGGCAGTCTGAATCAAAACTCACAACCCCATCCTTAATGTGATAACCAGTGACAAACCTCCTCATGGAATCATAGTCTGTCACATTGCCTTCTGTGATAAATACATTCTCCAGTGCAGCAAATTCTTGGTAGATGGCAGAGCCAGAACTCTTAAGTCTTTTGTTGACTGCATCCTCTGGAATCCAGAACCAGCTTTTGGTGATGTAGCCACCTTTATGGGGCCAGACAAGTGAGAGTGCAGTGATGTCAGAAACAGAAGCAAGGTCCAATCCACCCCAACATTTCTCAGTCTTTGTAGGCTCCACATCAGTTTGGTTTTTCATGACAATGTCATCTGTTATCCAAGTAGCTGAAGAGGACACCCATTCGTTCATGTGCTTGGTCCTAAAGTTCACAAGCATGGACCCACCATAGTTTTGAGACTGCACCAACTCTTTCTGTAAATAAGAGGAGGGAAGTGTCACCTCCAGAGAGGGGTTTGCTTTTATCCAGACAGATGGGTCTGTGAAATCATCGTCTTCATCTAAAGTGTAAATCAGAGCAAAGAGAGAGTCATCTTTTAGTTTGCCTTCCAAGACTTCACAAGTGCTCTTCATCATCTGGTAGCATGGACCACCAATGTTGAATCCAGCAGTTGTGATAATTGCAATGAGTGGACTTGTCCTTGCTCCAGTTGCAGACTTCAAGACATTCAGAAGGTCAGCATTGGGATGTTGGTGAAATTCATCCAGCACTGCAAGATGGACATTCAATCCGTCTGCAGTTTTTGCATCAGAGGAGAGTGGTTCAGCTTTGGAGTTTGTAGATGAGACAGAGAGATTGTTCCTAAGAATTTTGATTCTCTTTTTTAGATGCGGTGAAGCTTTGACCATCCGTGCAGCTTCATCATGACAGATTTTTGCTTGGTCTCTTTTAGTGGCTGCAAATACTATTTCAGCAGCAGCCTCTCCATCAAAGTCTAAAAATGCCAAACCCAACCCTGCAAGGAGTTGAGTCTTTCCGTTCTTTCTACCTACCTGACAATAGAAGGTGGTGAATCTCCTTGAGCCATCTTGATGCTTCCACCCAAAGATGTTTGCCACTGCAAACTTTTGCCAAGGCAGAAGAGTGAATGGTTGTCCTGCCCATTTGCCTTTGGTATGGTGGAGAAAGTTCTCAAAGAATTGAATGAACCTATCTGCATCATTTTCATCAAACCACAACCCACGCTTGTGTCCTGCATCTAAGTCATCAATGAATCTGTGGCATGCAAACACAATCCATTTGGATGCAGTAATCTTTCCATCAATTACATCAACTGCATATTGTTCCCATTCCCTCATCCAGTGGCAGTACGTTTTAGACGGTCATAAGGGTCTTCAACATCTTTCTTAATGTTGGAGAATGACATTAGCTTCTCTCTGTCTGCTGGACTCAACCCCAGCTTTGCAGATAAGGTCAAGACATTTTTAACTGCTCTTTCAAATGCAGTAAAAGTTCCAGTGATGTTAGTAGCTCCAGAGTCAAACTCTTGGACCACATCGTCAAGGTCAACAATTTGGTCTGCAGCTTGGACCATGATGTCAATGTTCTTTGCTAAGACAGAGAGCAGCATGGCATCAACGGAATAGAGAACAGAGGCACTGTTCAAATGGTCAATGGTTAGGTCATAGAAAAATTGAGCACGTTCATTGAGATTGAGAACTGCATCTGGGAACTCAGACCTATCCACTGTTGATTCCAGAGGGATGATGTCCCTATCTGCTCTTAGTGTTCCTTGAACTGCTTTAAGTGATTTGCTTTTTTTCATCTGTTATAGTCCGCAATGCCCAGAGTCACAATCTGACTCCCATTCATCAACATTAATTTTCATCTGTAGTTTGTGGTTCTTAATCTTAGAGTAAGTCATTTCTTTTTTCCATCTCCCACCAGTTATGGCCTCTTGACCAAGGAACCACTCCATCTTGTTGGGGTGTTCATCAAACATCTGCCTGAGCAGAATGGGGTTTCTGTGAAAGCATCCAACACAATTATTCAGTGTGGCAAACCTCACTGGTTTGTCTTTCCAGAACTCCTCAATCTCATCTTTCATAATGCCAGCCTCAATGAGAGGGAATGATGGTTTTTGCCAAGCAACAGTCTTCCATTTGTTTCTGCCACTGGGACTCTTTCCAACCACATCCTTAAACTCACTTAGTCCTTGTTCATTGGTTTTCTTAAGCATGTTCTTTGCACGCCTTGTCTCATTTGCTCTGAATCCAATTCTGACTTCTACTGGTTCACTGCATGTGGACTTCCAATGTCTGAACAGTGGCCTCAACTTCATTTCTGTTGTGCAGAACCTTCTCATGACATTGGGTAGATATTTGCCATAGCCATTAGACTCAATGACATTCTCAAAGGGTTCTCCAAGAACCATGTCAATGGACCTTCCCATGTACTGCTCTAAGTCCATCATGGTGTAGATAATCAAATCATCTTCAAGAGTTCCAACCACTTGTTGCCCAGTTTTCTCTTGGACATACTCTGCACATGCAGAATCCTTAAATGCACAATCAGTGTCATTGGTTGAGACTAATGCAAACCAGTTGTGGTCTGAAGGATAGTGAACAGCTAAGTAGGCAGAGGTCATGCCTCCAGAGATGCTTGTGACTGTCTTCATTCTTTGTCCCAGTAATCTTCCCAGTCTCCACGAGGGTCAGCAAGACAACTCTCCTCAAATTCAACAATCTCTCTTTCTAAGTCATCAATCACATTGGGATTGGCTAACTCCAACACAAGCTCAGTGACATCCTGCCCATTGTAAAAGAACTTTAGCAGAGAAACTTCAGATGCATAAGGCGGTTCTCCAGAGCCATCTGGATAGTAACGGACACCCTCTGAGCCACCAGTGAATTGGTATTCCACTTCAAGTGAATCGGTGTCAATATCCCAGTCCCAGACCTTCATGACTCCCCCTCAGAATTACTGACTTGGAAAAATGAAGAT